AGCGTTAAGGAACGCTACGAGGCTTACGAGATAGCTAAGCGTACTGGCTGGATTACTATTAACGAGATAAGAAGAGAAGAAAATAAAAACGATATAGAGGGGCTGGATGTAGTAGACTTAGGCTTAGGCTCAGTGCTTTATAACGTACAGACTGGAAAATACTACACTCCTAATACTGGAGATGTTCAAGATGGTAACGCCGAAGTATCAGAGGATAGTAACGGCGATACTGATATAAAAGAAATAGTAAAAATCTAAGAAAGGGGGTAGCGTATGAATATTAACATAAGAGCAGACGATACCGTAGAGATTGACGGCTACGTAAATGCCGTAGAGCGTCTATCTAAGCCTCTTACTGATAGGCTCGGTAAATTTGTAGAGCGTATATGTAAAGGCGCTTTTAAGAGGGCGCTAGAGCGTGCCAAGGACGTCCGTATACTTCTTAACCATAACTGGGACAGAGACTTAGGCGGAATACTTGACGGTACTTTAGAGCTGGAAGAGGACGCTATAGGACTACACGCTAGAGCTATTATTAAAGACCCTGAGGTAGTTAAGAAAGCTCGTAACGGGGAGCTAGTAGGCTGGAGCTTTGGCTTTAGTGACAGAGACGTAGAAAACGGCGAGGAAAAGGGACTAGCTCTTAGAGAGGTTAAAGACCTAGACTTATATGAGGTATCTTTAATAGACCGTTCACACGTGCCAGCGTATGACGGTACGCTTGTAGCCGTAAGAACGGCAGACGATAGCAAGGCGCTTAATATTTCTGATGTGACCGAGCTTAGTATTAGAGTTACAGAGGAAGAGAAAAAAGAGCCTAAACCTAAAGAGGTAGACTATACAAAGTATAGAAATATAATTGCTGAAATGAAAGGAGATAATTAAATGGCAAATTATAAGGCATTAGTAGAAAAGAAAAACGATTTAGTCGTAAGGGCTGAGGCTATCCTTAACGACGCTGAGACTAACAAGAGAGAGCTTACAGACGCTGAGGCTCAGGAGTTAGCAGAGATTAGAGACGACGTAAGAAAGATTAAGGAAGCTCTAAAGATTGCAGAAGAATTACACGAGGAAAAGAAAGAGCTTAAGGAAGAGGGCGAGGCGCTGGATGCTAGAGCTTGTGGAGAGGATAAGAAGAGAGAGACAGAGCAGAAAGCCAAGGAAGAGGCAGAGACAAGAGCCTTTGACGCTTATTTAAGAGGTATTGTACTTAATCAGCGTGATAGCGAGCTGGATAAGGGAACTAACGGAGCGGTTATCCCTACTACTATCGCTAACAAGATTATTTCTAAGGTTTACAATATTTGCCCTATCTTGGAGCGCTCTACAAAGTATAACGTAAAGGGTAAGCTTGTAGTACCTTACTACGACGAAGATACTAACTCTATTACAGTATCTTACGCTAACGAGTTTGAGGACTTAACAAGTAATGTAGGCTCTTTTGATAAGATTGAGTTAGACGGTTTCTTAGCTGGAGCGCTTACTTTGGTATCTCGCTCACTTATCCGTAACTCAGACTTTAACCTTGTAGATTTCGTAGTAGAAAAGATGGCTTACGCTATCAAGAGATTTATTGAACACGAGTTACTTATCGGTACAGTAGGTAAAGTAACTGGACTTTCTACACTTACTAACGGCATTGTAGCTGGCTCAGCTACAGCTATTACCGCTGACGAAGTAGTACAGTTACACGACGCTATTAAGGACGACTTCCAAGCTAACGCTATTTGGATTATGTCGCCAGCAACTCGTACAGCTCTTAGAACTCTTAAGTCTACTACTGGTTATTACTTGTTAAATGATGATTTATCTAGTCCTTTTGGCTCTACATTGTTAGGAAAGCCCGTTTATGTATCTGACAATATGCCTAATATGGGAGCTGGTAACGTAGCTATCTACTACGGAGATATGCGAGGACTTGCTACTAAGTTTAGCGAGAATATGGAAATTGAAGTACTTAGAGAGAAGTACGCAACTCAGCACGCCGTAGGAGTTGTAGGCTGGTTAGAGTTTGATTCTAAGGTAGAGGACAATCAGAAGATTGCTAAGCTTACTATGAAAGCTAACTAATTAAATAGGGGTGGCTGCGGCTACCCCCTATATTTTAAAGGGGGCTAATATATGAATACAACAGTAGACGAGTTAAAGACATTATATGTAAAGCTTGGCGGAAATTTAGCCCGACGTAGAGACACTTAAGACGGACGCCGAGTTAATCGACAAAATAGAGGATATAGTACACTTAGTACCACAAGTAATAGTATTACCTGAGAGCGCTAGCGCTACTCTTTTCGGTAAGACAGTAAGCCAGTATCAGACAGACGTTAACGTTATTGATAATGTTATTGTAGGTAGCCTTAGCTACTTAGACGCTGGCGAAGTTGTAGACGCTTGGGGAGTTGGTAACTTTGTAGCTCTTAAGTTTGTAATTATTGACCCTGATATTACATTTAGTGATATTAAAGTAGGGCTTAATCCGTCCCACGGTGGCGGGCTTGTAACTTTAGACGCTGACCTTAACGGAGTATTTAAGGTAACAGACAAGGACGAGCAGACTTTTAGAGTAGAGGTTACTAAGAACGGAGTAACTAAAACTAAAGACTATATCTTATCAGGGCTTACAGTAGCTACAGAATAGGAGATAATATGTATAAAGCATTAAAGAGCTTTAGCGGTGTAGTCTCAATGGCTGAGGGAGAAGTTAAAGACATTTCCGACCCAACAGTTGTTAAAGACCTTGTTAAGGCTGGCTATATCGAAGAGGTAAAGCCAGCTGATAACAAGGCTAAAACTAAGAAAAAGACCGCTAAAGAAGAAGAATAAAAGGACTAGCTCCTACAGAGGGGGTTAAAATGAACGAAATAACTAAGGTAAGTGATATTACTTATTTAGAAGTAGGCGAGTATTTAAGGCTTACAGATGATTTATTAACAGATACAAATAATATTAACTATATAAGCTCAACTATAAGTGTAGCCAAGGCTTTTATAAGTAATTATACAGGCATATCTGAGGAAGACTTAGACGGCTATAAAGATTTTATTATAGTTGTATTGGCTTTATGTCAAGATATGTATGATAATAGAAGCCTATACGTAGATAATACTAACTTAAATAAGATGGTAGAGACTATTTTAGGTATGCACCAGACTAATTTACTATAGGGGGTGCTACATGAACGCAGGAAAGTATAATAGAAAGATACAAATAGTAGCAAGCGTAGAAACTAAAGACGCTTATGGCTGTCCAGTAACTACTACAGAGACAGTATTAAGCGCATATGCAAGCGTAAAGACTACTAAAGGCTATACTTTGATTAAAAATAATAGTGACTTTGAAAAAGCTTATACTAATTTTACAATCAGATACCCTAAGACGGATATAACTAGAGAAATGTTAGTTATATTTAGAAATAAAACTTATACTATAGAGTATTTGAATAATATAAATGAGGATAATGTAGAACTAGAGCTGCAATGTAAAGAGGTAACGCATTAATGGCTAAATTTGAGATGGAACTACCAACGGAATTAATGAGCGTATTTAGTACACTTGAGAAAAATGAAAATAAAATGATAAGAGACATGACTAAAGCAGGTGCTAAGGTAGTATTAAATGATATTAAATCTAACGTACCTAGTAGCTTCCATGGCTCTAATATAATGAATTGCTTAAAGGTTACTAAGACTTATAAAACTCCTACAGATGATGGCATTAATACTAAGGTAGCTTTTTACGGCTACTTTATTAATAAGCAAGGTAAAAGAGTTCCAGCTCCTTTAGTTTGTAATGTCTTTGAATATGGACGCAGTAACTTTAGTAAAAAGCCATTTTTAAATAAGTCATTTAAAGAGACAGAAATTACTAAGGCAATGCTGGCGGCTCAAAAGAAATATATTAAGGAGTAGTAGTTAATGTTTAATCAAGAGATAGAGCAATTATTTAATAATTTTGTCGTAAACAATGAAAATATACCCGTATCTTTTGCTTACGATAACGGAAATAAAACTAAATACGTAACATATGTAGAAAACTATAAAGATAATGCTTTAAATGCGGATGATGAGCTACAAGCTTGCGTATGCTACTATGACTTTGATGTATATGTTAAGAGGGGGCAAGGCTCATATTATCCAATTATAGAAGCAATTAATAGCATATTAGTAAACAATGGCTGGATGAGGCAGGTAAGCCGAGAGAGTCCAGACATGTATGAAGCAGATACGGGATATTTTCATAAAACTATATGTTTTGCAAAAGAAAGAGAGGTAAATAATGGCTAGAATAGGTTTAACTAATTTATGGTATTCTCACCTAACAGAGGATACTAATGGCAACGCAACATATGACGGAGCTAAACAGCTAGGAAAGGCTGTAAGTTGTTCAGTAGAAATTACTAATAACTCAGCTAATCTATATGGAGATGACGCTGTAGCAGAGAGTGACACATCTTTTGCTAGTGGTACAATGACTTTAGGAGTTACAGATGATGATGACACTATCTTTGCTGACCTTTTAGGACATTCTATTAGCTCAGATGAAGTAGTAGTAAAGACAGGTACAGATGTAGCCCCATATGTGGGTGTAGGTAGAATTGTAACAAAGATGGTAAACGGCGCTTATAAGTATAAGGCAGAATTTATTTATAAAGTAAAGTTTGCTGAGCCTAGCGCAGATGATAATACTAAGGGCGAAAATATCGAGTTTTCAACTCCAGAAGTTGAGGGTACTATTTCAACTTTAGCAGATGAAAAAAATTCATGGGGTACAGCTAAGACTTTTGATACAAAGAGCGACGCGCTTATTTGGCTTAAGAGCCTTATGCAACCAGCAGACACTACTTATACAGTTACTTATGATGTTAACGGCGGTACAGGTACAGTAGCAAGTGCTACAGTAGTAGCTGGCAATAGTGTAGTATTAGATGATGGTACAGGCATTACTCCACCAAGCGGAGAAACTTTTAGCGGATGGGGTACAACAGCAGA